GAAAGATATAAATTAACAGAATACTAGATTTTTAGAAAAATGTAATGTATGAGGAAAGTCCTAGTTAAGGATAGGGGGGTGTCCCCCTCCCACTAGGCGCTCGAGGGCTTCACACCGTCACTGTACATTTTTTCTCGCGCCAAATCATTACAAAGAAAGGAGAACGGTTTGGAATTAAGAGGGATTGAATATCTCAGGAAAAAGTTGAATCTCTATCAGAGTAGAGTTAATCTGAGGTATAAATACTATGCAATGCAGCATTACAGAGCACCTATCGGAATTACAATTCCTGCTCATGTGAGAGCTAAATATAGAGCTACTCTTGGATGGACTGCAAAAGGGGTAGATTGCCTTGCGGATCGTTTAGTATTTCGTGAATTTACAAATGATGATTTTAATGTTACAGAAATCTTTGATCGCAACAACCCTGATATCTTATTTGATAGTGCTATTCTAGCTGCACTGATTGGTTCGTGTTGCTTTATCTATATTTCAAAAGGTGAAGATGATGAGGTGAGGTTACAAGTTATTGAGGCTAGCAATGCGACTGGTGTCATTGATCCTATCACTGGATTGCTTGTAGAAGGTTATGCAGTTCTGGCTCGTGATGATTATAATCAACCAACACTTGAAGCCTACTTTGAACCTAATGCTACTCACTTTATTCCGAAAAATGGAAGACCGTACTCGGTAGCGAATGAAGCGGGCATTCCATTACTTGTCCCAGTAATTCATCGACCTGATGCAGTTCGTCCATTTGGTAGATCAAGAATTACAAGAGCTGGCATGTACTATCAAAAGGAAGCTGAACAAACATTTGAACGTGCTAATATTACTGCAGAGTTTTATTCATGGCCACAAAAATATATTATTGGATTAGATCCTGATGCAGAGCAGTTGGAAACTTATAAAGCTACTGTATCAAGTTTGTTGACAATTTCTGCCAGCGACAGTGGGGAAAAACCAAGTATTGGTCAATTTACTACAGCGAGTATGTCTCCTTTTACAGAACAGCTAAGAACGGCTGCTGCTGGATTTGCTGGGGAAATGGGCTTGACATTGGATGATATGGGGTTTGTGTCTGACAACCCGTCATCTGTTGAAGCTATCAAGGCTAGCCATGAGAATCTTCGTCTTGCTGGTCGAAAGGCTCAGCGCTCACTAGGTGCTGGATTGCTAAATGTCGCTTATGCTGCAGCTTGCTTGCGTGATGAGTTTCATTATGCCAGAAGTCAATTTGTAAGAACTACAGTCAAGTGGGAACCATTGTTTGAAGCGGATGCGAATACTATGACTATGATTGGTGACGGTGTTGTCAAATTAAATCAGGCATTACCTGGTTACATCAACGCAGAAACCATTCGAGATCTTACTGGTATCGCTGGAAACATGTCTGCTAAACCAGCAATCAGCGAGGTAGTGACAGATGGAACATGATGTTTTACCTAGTATCTTGAAAGAGGTTCAGGAGAGATTTGAGAGAGATTTCGGTAAGAGTGAAATTGTCAGAAATGCTTTTGCTGCATTAAAGGGGAAAAAAGCCACTTACAAAACTGCAAATGAGTTCGCGATTGAAATTGGCGATATTCTCTCTAAGGCTCTAGGAACGTCTCTGAGCGCCGATAAATTACCAGACGGTAAAATGTATTATAATATCGCTCAACGTTTGCTGACTGACGTGCTAGGACGAAATCACGAGCTTGTGAGTGGGTATGCTAGCGATGTTCAGAAAAATTTGAACGATGAAGCAAAGATCGGTCTGAAAGTGCAAGTCCCTGAATTAAATCTGGATCGAATCGCTGGCATTGTTAATCGCTTTTCGTCTGAGGAAAATTTTGAGGATGTCAGTTGGTTGCTCGGTGAACCTATTGTGAACTTTACTCAATCAATCATTGATGATAGTATTCGGAAGAATGCGGAGTTTCATGCTGAAGTAGGGTTGAGTCCAAAAATTGTTCGAACAACAGTTGGAAATTGTTGCAAATGGTGTCAAAAGCTAGCTGGTAGCTATGTATATCCAAATGTTCCTAATGATGTGTACCGCAGGCATCAAAATTGTAGATGTACAGTTAATTACAAAACTAGCGATGGAAAAAGGCAGAATGTTTGGAATAAAAGAATTGTAAAGCCTGCTAATAGTGGTATAATTGAGATGAGAAAGAATCTTAATTTAAAAGTCAACTATGATACGAGTCGGTATCCACATAATGCAGATGGAACTGTTAAAGTGAGTCGCACAGTCGAAAGGAAAATTCCTGCTGATGTTAGTCCTTTTGAAGTAATTGATGTGGTAAATAAAGATGGAGTTGTAAGCAGGACATTCATCGATGAATATGGTCGCCGTGGAATGCGTATTGATACCTCGGATCATAAACAGCCTAAGTATCATCCAATGGGTGCTCATAAGCACATTATGGAATATGATGAGTCTGGGAATTATTTGACCGATGGGAAACCTATTGTTTTATCTGCAAAGGATAGAAAGGAGAACAAGGACATATTATGACAAAAGATGAAATTAAAAAATATTTGGACACGGATCTTGTATTTAATCATAATGATCGAGGTGCTTGTTTCTTATCTAGCATTTGTGTAGTTGGTTATGATTATGAAGGTCAGCAGTTTGATACAATTGATGAAGCTATGGAAGCTAAAGTTTTTGATGGTAAAAGTTTAGTGGATATATGGGATGAAGTTTTACCTCAAATCTCTTAATTAGGCACTCGAAAGGGTGCTTTTATTGTGCTTTTGTTTAGGAGGTGATCTGATATCTCCCAGCGATAGGGTTATCATGCGATGACGATTGAAAGGAAAATAGAATGGCGAGGAAGAAGAAACTTGGCAATCAGAATCCTACTCAATCGGTGATTTTAAAATACGTCAAGAAAAATTCAAAAGCTAAAGAAGCGATTGAACTTTACGAGCGGACTGGTCTTTCTTGCTATGCTTGGCAGAAGAATCTATTGCTGCCTTTGATGGCAGTTGACAAAAATGGTCTTTGGGTGCATCAGAAGTTTGGTTACTCTATTCCTCGACGAAACGGAAAGACTGAAATCCTATATATCGGTGAAATTTGGGGGCTACATGAAGGATTGAATATCCTACATACTTCTCACAGAATTTCTACCTCTCACGCCTCTTTTGAAAAGGTAAAACGATACCTTGAAAAAATGGGGTATGTGGATGGTGAGGATTTCAATTCTATTCGGGCGAAGGGACAGGAGAGAATCGAGCTATACTCAACAGGTGGTGTAATCCAATTTCGTACTAGGACATCTAATGGTGGTCTTGGTGAAGGGTTCGATATGCTAATCATTGACGAGGCTCAAGAGTACACGACCGAGCAAGAATCTGCTTTGAAATACACGGTTACGGATAGTGAGAATCCTATTACAATCATGTGCGGGACACCTCCAACACCTGTATCGAGTGGTACGGTCTTTACCAAGTATCGTGAGACTTGTCTTTTTGGGAAAGGGAAGTATTCTGGCTGGGCTGAGTGGTCGGTTTCTGATGAAAAGGAAATCGACGATGTGGAAGCTTGGTATAATTCTAATCCATCCATGGGCTACCACTTAAATGAGCGGAAGATTGAAGCAGAGCTTGGTGAGGATAAGCTGGACCATAACATCCAACGTTTGGGATTTTGGCCGACTTACAACCAGAAATCTGCTATTTCCGAAACGGAGTGGAATGAACTCAAGGTGGATGATGTACCAGAATTGTCTGGCAAGCTGTCTGTTGGTATCAAGTATGGCCAAGATGGAACGAACGTGGCATTGAGTATAGCTGCACGGACAAAGGATGGCCGTTTCTTTGTTGAGACAGTAGACTGTCAATCTGTTCGTAATGGTAATGAGTGGATGGTTGCTTTCTTGCGTCAATCCGACGTGGCTCAAATTGTCATCGATGGCGCAAGTGGGCAAAAGATCCTGGACGAAGAGTTGAAGGACTATAGAATCAAGAACGTGATTCTGCCGACGGTGAAAGAAATCATCGTGGCCAATGCTCTTTGGGAACAGGGGATTTATCAGAAAACCATCTGTCATGCTGGTCAACCATCGCTGTCAAAAGTAGCCACTAACTGCGATAAGCGGAATATTGGGTCAAATGGTGGTTTTGGTTATCGCTCTCACTTTGACGATATGGATATTTCTTTGATGGATAGCGCTTTGCTTGCGCATTGGGCTTGTGCTACGACCAAGCCTAAGAAAAAGCAAAAAATCAGTTATTAAAATAAGCGGTCTTGTGACTGCTTTTTTTGATGCCAAAAATTACCGAACTGCCGGGGAAGCAGGAGAAAGGAGACATGAGAATGTCAGAATTTAAACCAATCACTACACAAGAAGAATTTGATGCTGCTATTAAGGAGCGTTTATCTCGTGAGAAAGCGAAGTATAGCGACTATGACCAGCTCAAATCTCGAGTTACAGAATTGGAAACAGAAAATGTTGGCTTGAAGTCAACAATCGAAGCTACTAATCAAAGCAAGGCAGATACTGACAAGCAACTTGAAGAGTTGCAGAGTAAAATCGCTGGTTATGAGACAGCTAGTCTGAGAACTCGTGTGGCTTTGCAACATGGACTGCCTTACGACCTTGCAGATCGTTTGCAGGGAACTGATGAAGAAAGCTTCAAAGCAGATGCAGAGCGCTTGGCTGGGTTTATGAAGAAATCTCAACAAGTTTACCCGCTCGGAACAAAGGAGCCTAGCTCAATTGATGACAAAGATGCAGCATTGAAAGGAATGTTGCATAAAATGAGAGGAGAATAATTTATGGCAACACTACAAACAGGGGATCTTTTCCCAGTCGAAACAGTCCAAGACATTTTTAGTAAAGTAAAGGGACATTCAACCCTTGCAAAACTTACTACTCAAGAACCTATTCCGTTTTCGGGAACTGAAACGTTTGTATTCAATCTTGAAGGAAATGCTGAAATTGTAGGTGAAGGTAATCCTTCAAATGCTGGAAATGCAACTATGAAACCGAAAGTAATCAAACCTATTTTGATTACTTATCAAGCACGGGTATCTGAGGAATTTGTACATTGTTCAGAAGAAAAACAATTATCTTACCTAAAATCTTTTATTGATGGCTTGTCTAAAAAAGTTGCACAAGCAATTGATATCGCTTCATTTCATGGCCTTGAACCAAAATCAATGACAGATGCTTCTTTCAAAGCCACAAACTCATTTGATGGTTTGATTACAGGCAATGTAGTTACCTATGAAGCAGATAAAATTGATGAAAACATTGATACTGCTGTTGCAACTGTCACAGCAAATGATTGCGAAGTGAATGGGATCGCATTGTCTCCGGCTGCAGGGGCTGCACTTGGAAAAATTAAGGTAAACGGGGTAGTCCAATATCCTGAATACCGTTTTGGTCAAAATCCAGGATCGTTTTACGGAATGAAGTCTGATGTTAATAAAACATTGACTACCGTTGCCATTTCGGCTAAAAAAGACCATGTTATCGTGGGTGATTTTGAAAATGCTGTTAAATGGGGGTATGCAGAGGAAATTCCTCTTGAAATCATTAAATACGGTGATCCAGATGGAGCTGGTCGTGACTTGAAACGCTACCGTGAAGTTTGCTTGCGTACACAAGTGTATGTAGGTTGGGGAATTCTTGACGAGCAGGCATTTGCTCGTGTGGAGGCTTAATATGGAATACATTAACAAAGAAACCTTGGTGACAATTGAAACAGATTGTAAACTGACAGGCGACTGGGTTCCCGTTAGTGAATTTAAGGATGAATATCGTCTGACTGTTCCAGAAATCAAGGTGAAACTTGATGAATTGGGTGTTGAGTATGATAGCAAGGCAAATAAATCTGCTTTGCTTGATTTACTAATCGCAAACGAAGGGTGAGTTAGATGGAAAACTTTGCAAAGATTGAAGACTTAGAATTGTTGTGGCGCTCGTTGAAGTTTGATGAGCGTGCAAGGGCTGAGGCTTTGTTGGAAGTTGTATCTAATTCTTTGCGAGTTGAAGCTGAAAAAGTCGGTAAAGACCTTGATGATATGGTAGCTGAGAGCGTGTCATTCGCTAGTGTTGCCAAGTCTGTCACGGTCGATATCGTGGCACGAACCTTAATGACCTCAACAGACCATGAACCGATGACTCAGGTATCTGAAAGTGCCTTGGGTTATTCGTTTAGTGGTTCTTACCTTGTCCCTGGTGGCGGTCTCTTTATCAAAGACACCGAACTGAAAAGGCTTGGTTTGAAGAAAAAACAACGATATGGAGCGATTGAAATTTATGACCTACCTAAAAGGAATCCCTGTCATTTTAGTAGACAAGGTAGAAACTGGTAATGATGATTTCGGTCATCCAATCTATCGTGATGTTGAGATTGAGGTTCCAAATGTATTGGTTGCGCCAACCTCCTCAGAGGACGTCATCAATCAAATGAACTTGACTGGAAAAAAAGCGGAATATACACTTGGTATTCCTAAAGGAGACACTAACAAGTGGGAGAATCGTGAGGTAAAGTTTTTTGGTCGAAAATGGCGGACAATTGGCCTTCCTCAAGAGGGAATTGAGTCAATGATTCCATTGTCTTGGAATAGAAAGGTCATGGTTGAAGTTTATGAGTGATATGAAATTCCAGTTAAACTCAGCTGGCGTGTCTGCTTTGCTCCGTTCTTCCGAAATGCAGGGCATTTTGAGAGAAAAGGGGCAAGGGATTGCAAGCCGAGCTGGTGAGGGGTTTGAATTGACTGTATCATCAGGGCAGAAGCGTGCCAATGCAAAGATTAGTACGACTGACATCAAGAGCATGGCTAGAAATAAAAAACATAATATTTTACTGAAGGCTATGAGATGATCGAATTAGTTATAAAGAAATTTTTGGACGGACAGTTAGATGTTCCGTCTTTTTTTGAACATAAACCGAATATGCCTGAGAGTTATGTCATTTTAGAAAAGACTGGAAGTGGTGGAAGTGACTACGTTCATTCCGCTA